CGTGCGCCGCTGAAGCCAGTTATATACTGTCTGCCGATAGTTCGCCAGCGCCTTGTGCTTGGGATGGTCAGCCAGCAAGTGCTTAACGTACCGGCCCGCGTTGCGGTCAGCTTTCTTTGCCGTAGTAACTTCTTGGCTGATAGCGCGGTCTTGCTTGGTTGCAGACCACACGTTGATGTCCACACAGACAAGCACCGCAGAGGATGCCAAGCTGATAAGGTGCTGAGGTTTCTGTAATTCCATAATGATTCTCCTGAGATAAAACAAATCTCACGTTGCCGTGAGGTCTTAAGTAGGGTCGCTCTAAGGTTGCTTCCCGACTTACAATAAGTATAACACAACTTGACATACTAGTCAAGCACTTCAACTAACTTTCTTATTCATGGGCGTACTTGTTCAATCCTTTCAATAAGGTTAGGTCAGTCACTAGGATGTAGTTGGACTTAGCCATAGGCACGATAGTCCTCGTAGGCGTAGCCATCTCAGTCTCGGCACAGGGGATGCAGTGCTTGTAACCAAGAGCCCACCGAGCCGTGGGGTACTGTTCGTCGCAGAGTCGGCAATGGGGTATGTGATTCATTCGTCAGTCTCCTGAGTGAGTTGTTTTAGGTCGTTATAAATAAGCCATAGTTTGTGACCCTCATCACGCATGTCATCAGTCCCACCATGCAGTCGGGTAAAGATGTTCTTCATCTTGGGTAGGTAGTGGTCACGCACTTCTTCCTCTATGGCTTTCATGTTGTCGTACTGCTTCCATGCTTCACACACAGGGCAACCATCCTCGTGGTCAGGGCAACGCGCACCCCAATAGAACAGAACGGCTTCGTGCACAGGGTTGTTATCCACTGCGGTGTTTGGATTGATTTCTAGGTCATGGTTGTGTGTCATCATGGTCTCCGTTCATATACACAGTTATCAGGTAGCCAATGTTTGCGCCAGCCCACACCAAGCCAGCTTGGAATAGCCAGCCTTCTCTGTCCCAACAGGTGAACAGGAATATGGTAGCAAGCACGGCGATGCCGATGTCGGCAAGGGTTTGTGGTTTAGTTGTTACGTAGTTCATGATTATTTCCTCAGTAGGTAGGTGATGTCGTACCCAAGCGTCTCGATGCACCTTAGAACGCGCTTAGTCAGGGTCGTGGTTCCTGCAATGGCGGCAAACCGCAAGGCATCGTCGCATATGGGGTAGACCTTCTCCGTGCCGTATACGTCACGGACTTGGACTGTTATTTGTTTGGTTGATGTCATAGTTAATACCTCATGTGAAGGTGAATGCTTAATCAGTGGATAGAGCGACTTCGGTGATTGCATACACCACCTTGTCGTCCATGTGCGCCTCGGCTTGCTTGCATAGCCACATCTCATAGTCAGCAGTTGCTTTATTCAAGTAAGCGTTGCAGGGTCTGCCGTTGCACGTAAGCACGTAGACAGTCGGTACGTCGTCGGACTGTGCGTCCATTTCCTCAAGATACAGTTGTTTCATAACACCCATGATGTTCTCCTAGTTAATGTTTAAATGATGTCGTAGCCAGTGCAGAAGCTCCAGAGGGATACCTCGTTGTCTGGCTCGTGGATGGTCAGTGTGGCAAACTCGTCGTCGATGTCTTGGAACTCGTCGAAGTCGTAAGCGCGGTCTAAGAACTCAAGGTTCTGTGTGTGGTACGTGTCGGTGCGGTACTCAGTCTGCATATAGCACACCACGTCGTCGTGAGATGCTACATTGGACGACGCATTGCGCCGCGCCACGGGACGATATGCCTTACGGATAGAACGTGGCATCTTGGCAAGCCATGCGGTTGCATCAGCGTGCTGCTCAGGGGACATAGATATAAACGATAGCATGTGAACTCCTTTCGGGGGTATAGGCCTCACGTGTCCGTGAGGTGTTAGTTAGGACGAGACGCAGACTGCATCCCTTCCTAAGCTCCATTATAAGGGAGAATGACTTTTATGTCAAGTCTATATTTACATTAGTTAGGGCTGAGGACTGAGCAGTATGCGGCAGTTGCCCTGCGTGGAGGCTTGTTCTACTTGTTCTATTTGTTCTACTTTTGGAACTTGACTTATAGAACGTGTTTTTGAAAAGGGGTGCTTTGTAAGTTGTTGATTTATATAGCCTTTTTTAATAAAATAGTTATAAATATAATAAGATGTTCCGATGTTCTACGAAATTTAGGGGGTATACGGTCTTATCCGGTCTTTTTTACTTTTGTATGCGGACTTGCTGCTAAAAGGTCTTAACGAGAAAAACGTGCAAAAATCTCCCCTATACCTGAAAAAACGTAGAACATTAGAACAAAACCACGTAAGTTGTTGATTTATAAGGCAAATTCTGTTCTACGGGGTATAAAAAAGCGGAACAAAAAAGGCCTAAAACAGAACGAAAAGTAGAACAAAACGCACTTGGCTATCATTTAATCTTTGCGTAACTGAAGTTTGGCACTTTTTGGCCTATCATTTAATCTTTGCGTAACTGACGCAGCCCATATTTCACCTACATCATTTAATCTTTGCGTAAATGATACATCTCACGTGTGCGTGAAGTCTTAATTAAGCCTCATCATTTAATCTTTGCGTAACTCACACGCCATACAACGCCCACTCACGCGCGCGCACTAAAATAACTGGTTTCAAAACGCTGGGCGCAAAAAAAACCCGCATGGCCTCTCGACCATGCGGGTTAACCCTGACTTAATTATTTCTTATTGTATGCTGTCCAGAAAGCATCCTTTGCCATGCGGAACTGAACATTGTTCGCAGTACTGTCGCCCTTACCTTGCTTGACCTTGACAGATTTTTCTAGGGCATCGAATACCTTAGTCACCGACTGCACAAAGTCCAGCGTAGTGCGAGTGTGTGATTGTCCAGCACCTAGAATTTTCTTAGCGGCTCTTTTCAAGTCGCCAAGTCGATTCGAACAATATACTTGAACTGTATCGCGCACCTTAGCGATTAGCGCGTGTTTTTCCGGCTCAGTATTTTTCAGCTTGCCAAATTCCTGACTAGTCAGGGAAAAAGCAAAATCTAATCCCACGTCGATTTTCTCGACCGACTTATTTGCAACATGCTCGGGCGTGGCCTTAACATAGTGCCCGTTTATCACGGCATACTGTACCGCCGGATGTGTTTCATTCCAGCGCTTTTTATAACCCGAATACAGTTCCGATTTTGCTTCGTCTGAAATATCTTCAGGGAAACCCGCAATGTTGTCCAGCGCATATTGCGCCTGACTAGTCAGCGAATCAGACGTCTGCGCTTGCTTGTATCCAAGGTCAGCGATGCTGGAAAATGTCAGGGTTTCGCCTGACAGGGTAGTTGTGGCAGATTTTGCCATGGTGATATCTCCAAAAGGATTAAAAAATTGTCGGTGCAAAATCACATCGACAAATAGATAATGACATAATGGCCGTCATAAGTAAAGTATCACGTGGGGATGAAACGCTATTTAGGCCACGCACGCATGGCGCGCCCGACCAAAAATAACTGGCATCAAAACGTAGGCGCAAAAAAACGGGGCCGAAGCCCCGTTTTCTAGTTAGTGCATCAATCGCACTGAATTGCATATTCTTTGATAGTCTCGGCTCTCTCACCGATTACAACTTTCCGGCATGTCTGACTATCATTCTTAACATACACATCGAACGATATTGCAGTGCCGTCTTCATATCTGTAGTGAAACGTGCGGTTGATTGCACTAGGATACTCAGACACTGATTGCTTAGTGATTGGCTTCCAATTCTCCAATGCCCATAAGCGTGCAGACACTTCATTGCACTTAAATCCCTCAACGTCGTACATGTACAACCGCACGGTAATACGGTCCGCATAATCGTTGTAATCCAGACTGACACTGTTGTTCTTAGTGTCATCAAACGCTACAAGCTTAAGCAGTGGAGTCAGTGCGCGTCGTGCGCGTTTGATAGCATCGCGTTCTATACGTGCGCGTCGTGCGCGCGATTGCATCTCTTTTGTATGGGTTTCGAAGATAGCGGAAACGGCTTTTGATGTTGCCATGGTATTGTCCTTTCAAGACGGTTTTGTATGCACTGCAACCACTGCAATGCATGAATACATAGTGGCATAAAACCATGTATAAGTAAAGTTTGGCGTGGGGATGGGCCACTCCCCACCCCCCCAAACGGCTCGCGGGTCCCATCCGGTCCCCCATACCCTTAGACTTACACAAATAACCTCGCTCATTTCCAAAACACCCCCCCGTCACTAAAACAAAACCCCATGTAAAAAAATTTTTTACAAAAAATTCTGGAAAGTGCTATATACTGCCGCCATGACATCTCCATTAGTGCCAACTATTGAGGAGAACATTCCTCTACCAGACAATGCTAAAGACGCATTTCCTGAGCTTTCACCAGCACAGGAACTAGAGATGCGCGCCAATGTAATTAAGTTAATGTCAGACTTAACAGGCGATCCAATAGCTCCCACCAAAGACAATGCGGAGCAGGCAAAGCAGATAGCTAAGGACATGATTAATGATCCTAAGCACAGACCTGATTTTGCTCAATACCCCAATGAGACCCTTGCATATCTAGCAGGCATGGTTGCCCAGATGAACATATCTATAGTCGATGAGCTATCAGACTTGAAGATGTATGTAGTTAATAAGCTGGTGCAAGAGGTAGAAACTGCTCGGGACTCCAAAGTTCGTATTGCAGCACTAGGAAAACTAGGCGAAGTAGATGGAGTCGATGCCTTTAAGAAGCGCAGCGAAGTTACACACAAGGTACAAACCCTTGAAGAGGTCGAGAAAGAACTTCTTGAGACCCTTGGTGTACTAGAGAACAAAGCTATAGACGTAGAAGCTAGGGAAATTGTTAGGTTAGAGGCTCAAGATAGTGAGTGAAGCCTTAAAACTGACCCCAGAACAGCTATTTAAGCTGCGGCAAGCGTTGCCGACCATGCCCGAAAAGCAAAAAAGGCGAGTTCTTGAGCTTTTGAAGGCCTATGACACTCAAATAACCCAGAATTTGGGTAAGGAGAGCTTTCTTGACTTCGTTAAACACGTCTACCCCGGATACAAGGTGGGACCTCATCATCTCAAACTGGCTCAAATATTTGAAGACATTGCCGCCGGGAAGAAAAAGAGGGTAATAGTTAACATTGCTCCCCGTCACGGCAAGTCAGAACTTATCTCATACCTTGCCCCAGCATGGTTTCTAGGTAAATACCCCCAAAAGAAGATCATTATGTCCTCCCACACAGCGGATTTGGCTGTGAACTTTGGTCGGCGCGTGCGAAATTTGGTTGGTTCAGAGTCATACCGTGACATATTTCCGCAAATAGAACTGCAAGCAGATAGTAAATCTGCATCACGATGGGGGACAAACTTCAATGGTGAGTATTTTGCTATTGGTGTGGGTGGCGCTCTTGCTGGTAGGGGCGCGGATTTATTTATCATTGATGACCCCCACTCTGAACAAGAAGCGAAGACAGGTCGTCCAGATGTATTTCTTCCTGCTTGGGATTGGTTCCAGTCTGGTCCTCTCCAGCGTCTTATGCCGGGAGGCGCAATTATTGTTGTGATGACTCGTTGGTCCAAGCTGGACCTAACAGGGCAAATTGTTACCCAGATGGGGCGAGATGATGGTGTTGACCAGTGGGAAGTGGTTGAGTTTCCCGCTATTAAGGATGATGGAGAAGCGCTATGGCCTGAGTTCTGGCCTGTAGAGGAATTGCTTGCTAAGAAGGCTGGACTGGACGTGCGTTATTGGAATGCACAATACATGCAAAACCCAGTATCAGAAGAAGGTGCGCTTATTAAACGGGAATGGTGGAAAATATGGGATAAAGAAACTCCTCCTGTATGTGAATTTACTATTATGAGCTTGGATGCGGCACAGGAAGCCAATAACCGAGCAGATTACAACGCATTAACTACTTGGGGCGTCTTTTTTAATGATGAAACTAACAATTTTGCCATTATTTTGCTCAATGCTATAAAGAAGCGGATGGAGTATCCAGAGCTTAAAAAGTTAGTATTAGAAGAGTATAAAGAGTGGCAACCTGATGCGTTTATGGTTGAGAAAAAGTCCAACGGCTCGGCGTTGTATCAGGAATTTAGGCGTATGGGTGTACCCGTGGGGGAGTTTACCCCCGGCAAAGGGCAAGATAAGATTGCACGGGTCAATGCAGTGAGCGACTTGTTTGCTTCTGGCATAGTATGGGCACCGGATCGCAGGTGGGCCAAGGAAGTTATTGAGGAATGCAATGATTTCCCTAGCGGTGCTAACGATGACTTGGTAGACTCGACTACCTTAGCATTATTAAGGTTTAGGCAAGGCGGATTTTTACGTCTCCCTTCGGATGAGCCGGAGGATGATTTCTTGTACAGAGCCCGCAAAAAAGCGGCGTACTACTAAGGATAAATGATGGCTACTAATATGGACAGAGCGTTATACGCTGCTCCCCAAGGACTTGACCAGATCAATAATGATGAGGAAGAGCCGATACAGATCACTATTGAAGACCCAGAGGCGGTAGATATTGAGGGTCCGGGCTTTGATATGCACATGGAGAAAGCTGAGCAAGACGAAGAAGATTTTGATGAAAACTTAGCAGAAGCGATGGATGAGGGTGACCTAGAGCAGTTAGCTGGGGACCTTATCGAAGACTATGAAGCAGATATTTCTAGTCGCAAGGACTGGATACAAACATACGTTGACGGCCTACAGTTACTGGGCCTAAAACTAGAAGAGCGTACGGAGCCGTGGCCCGGCGCTTGTGGCGTCTACCACCCGTTATTGGCTGAAGCTGTTGTGAAGTTCCAAGCTGAGACCATGATGGAGACGTTCCCAGCAGCAGGTCCGGTCAAGACCCAGATCATTGGGAAAGAGACGACTGAAAAGAAAGAAGCTGCTGAGCGAGTTCAGAATGACATGAACTACCAGCTAACCGACGTGATGATCGAGTTTAGGCCCGAGCATGAGCGCATGTTGTGGGGCTTGGGACTTGCTGGCAATGCGTTCAAGAAGGTGTATTTTGATCCGGGCTTAGACCGTCAGACATCTATGTACGTGCCTGCGGAAGATGTGGTTGTGCCATACGGTGCTTCAAGCATTGACTCCTCAGAGCGGGTTACGCACGTGATGCGTAAGACCAAGAATGAGTTACGCCGCCTTCAGCATGACGGGTTCTACAGAAATGTGGACCTAGGTGATCCCATCAACATGATGGACGACATTGAGAAGAAGATTGCAGAGAAGCTGGGCTTTCGGGCTACGGCAGATAACCGCTATAAGTTCTTGGAAATGCAAGTTGACCTAGACCTCAAGGGTTACGAGCATAAAGACGAGAAGGGCAAGAAGACAGGCATTGCGCTGCCGTACATTGTCACCATAGAGAAGGGCACTGGCGAGGTGCTGGCGATACGGCGTAACTGGAGACCCGAGGATGACACACATCAGAAACGCGCTCACTTTGTGCATTACCCATACATTCCGGGTTTTGGGTTTTATGCTTTCGGCCTCATACATCTTATTGGCGCTTACTCTAAGTCTAGTACTAGTATCTTGCGGCAACTTGTTGATGCTGGCACTCTCTCTAATCTTCCGGGGGGATTTAAAACTCGTGGGCTTCGTACGAAAGGGGACGACACGCCCATCTCGCCGGGGGAGTTCCGCGACGTAGATGTACCTAGTGGCACTATCAGGGATAACCTGATGGCGCTTCCCTACAAGGAGCCTAGCCAAGTGCTGATGGCTCTGTTGGGGCAGATGATCGAAGAGGGGCGCAGCTTTGCGGGGTCTATGGACCTGAACGCATCGGACATGTCTGCACAGGCTCCAGTGGGCACTACGCTGGCTATTCTTGAGCGTAGCCTAAAGACTATGAGTGCCGTGCAGGCGCGCATCCACTACGCGATGAAGCAGGAGTTTAAGCTTCTCAAAGAGATCATCCGTGACTACACCCCACCAGACTACAGCTACGAGCCAGAAGAAGGTGACCGCAAGGCTAAGCAGTCTGACTACGACATGGTGGACGTTATCCCTGTTAGCGACCCCAACGCCACTACTATGGCTCAGAAGGTTGTTCAGTATCAGGCCGCTCTCCAGTTAGCGCAGACTGCTCCTCAGTTGTATGACCTTCCGGTGTTACATCGTCAGATGTTAGATGTCCTTGGCATTAAGAATTACCAGAAGCTCGTGCCAGTTGAGGACGACATGAAGCCGCGTGACCCTGTAACGGAGAACATGAACATTCTCAAGAACAAGCCGGTCAAGGCGTTTTTGTATCAGGACCACAAGTCGCATATCGCGGTTCACATGGCGATGGCGCAAGACCCGCATATCCAGCAGTTGATAAGTCAGAACCCGCAGTTGGCCCAGCAAATAATGGCAGCGGGATCGGCACACATTGCAGATCACTTGGGTATGGAGATGCGTAAGCAGATGGAGCAGGCGATGGGTCAACCCCTACCGGCTTACGAGGATGACGAGGATGAGGTGATGATGTCTCCAGAGATGGAGGTTCGTGTATCTCAGATGGCAGCGCAGGCGGCGCAGCAACTACTTCAGCAGCATCAGCAAGAGGCTCAGCAGCAGAAGAACCAACAGCAGTCGCAAGACCCGCTCATTCAGTTGCAGCAGAAAGAGCTTGAGATCAAGCAAGGTGAGTTGCAGCGCAAGCAGGCCAAAGACCAAGCTGATATGCAGGCCAAGATGGCGCAGATTGACGTTGAGTTAAAGCGTATTGAGGCTAACCAAGAGACTGACGGAGCCAAGCTAGCACTACAGCAACGCACCGCAGATAACCAACGTGAGCAGCAGCATGAAGCTAGCGGGTTCCAAGCTGGATTGGAGATGCGCAAGCATCAACAACAGCTATCGCATCAGGCTGAGATGGCTCAGGCACAGCGAGAAGCACAAGCGGGGAAACCCGCAAAGAAAGGTGAATGATGTACGAGACGCACAAGTTACTCGGAGTCATTAATGAACGAATTGACGAAGGAGTCAAACAGATCGAAGAGGCTCTAGCGGCTAAGGCTGCTAAGAGCTTTGACGAGTATTGCGAGATGTGTGGGGTTATTAGAGGTCTGCTCACCGCCCGCTCTTATCTATCAGACCTCACACACCAACTGGAGAAATCAGACGATGAATGATATTGATCTAAGCAAAGCGGTGGACCTGTCCGCTGTAATGCACAAAGCAGCAGAAGAGAAAGCAAAGCAGTTACCCGTGCCCTCGGGCTATCGGATTCTGTGCGCGATCCCAGAAGCTGAGAAGGAGTATGAAGGTAGTGGGTTAGTTAAGGCAGATGAGACTATGCGCAACGAGGAGCTACTGACTACAGTACTGTTTGTTGTTGATTTAGGCCCAGACTGCTACAAAGATGCAACTAGGTTCCCAACTGGACCTTGGTGCAAAAAAGGTGATTTTGTCTTGGTTCGGCCCCACGCTGGCACTCGACTACTCATCCATGACCGTGAATTTCGCATCATTAACGACGATTCTGTCGAGGGTGTTGTAGAAGACCCACGGGGTATTAAACGCAAATAGGAGCGCACATGGCTACATTTAAAGGCGAAGAGTATAAGTTTCCTGACGAGATTGACTCCGAAGAGAAACTGGAAGTTACTATCCAAGAGGACGATGATGACATTAAAGTCGAAGTCGTTGACGATACACCTAAAGAAGACCGGCATATTGATCCGCTGCCGGAGGCTATTAAGGAAGACCTTGAGAAAGCCGACGAGTCTGCTGACTATTCTAAGAATGTAAAGCAGAAGTTTACTCAGTATAAAAAGGCTTGGCACGACGAGCGTAGGGCTAAAGAAGCTGCACTTCGGGAGCAGCAAGAGGCCTTGACGGCGGCGCAGCGCGTCCTTGATGAGAATCGTAGGCTAAAGAATCTACTCCAAAACGGAGAGAAAGAGCTTATTTCTACTTATCAAAGTTCCGCCCAAATGGAGTTGGATAAGGCTGAGCGGGCTTATAGAGAGGCCTATGACTCGGGCGATTCTGATAAAGTACTAGCGGCGCAGCGCGAGATGATTCGTGCTGAAATGAAACTAGATAAGACTAAAAATTTCCGTCCCACTGTACAAGTTGACGAAAATGAGGTACAAACTACCCCACAGCAGCAAGTTAGCCAGCAAATGGACCCGAAAGTGGCAAACTGGGTGTCCAGAAACCCTTGGTTTGTAGCGCAGGATAAGTTTGCGATGCGCAAATATGCCGAAGGTGTCCATGAGGAGCTTGCTGCTAAGTATGGTAGAGCATTCGTAGGTACTGATGAGTATTTCACTAGTATCGACAAAGAAGTACAACGTAGATTCCCAGAAGAATTTACGGCTTCTAAAAACGATGATGGCGGTAAGCCTCAACGTACAAGACCAAGTACGGTAGTAGCGCCTGCAAAGCGCAGTACCGCACCGAAACAAGTTGTGATGACTAAATCACAGGTTGCTTTGGCTAAAAAACTTGGATTAACCAACGAGCAATATGCTCGTGAATTTACAAAATTGGAGGCCTAAAAATGGCTGAGAACAGATTACAACGCGAGATGACTGCACGGGTGATGGATGAGCGTCCTAAACAATGGATGCAAGCTGAATTGCTACCAGAACCTGATAAACAGCCGGGCTATGCGTACAGGTGGATTCGGGTTTCTACTTTGAATCAAGCTGATCCTCGTAATATCTCGGGTAAACTCCGGGAAGGATGGGAACCAGTCGGGCTTGAAGAGCAGCCTAAATTCAAGTTAATGGTCGATCCCGGTAGTCGATTTAAAGACAATATTGAGGTCGGCGGGTTATTGCTCTGCAAGACGCCACAAGAATTTGTTGAACAACGTGATGCGCATTTCGCAAAACAATCACAAATGCAAGTGGAAGCTGTAGACAATACCATGATGCGCCAGAGTGACCCGAGGATGCCAATGTTTAAAGAGCGGAAATCTTCGACGAGCTTTGGAAAAGGTATTTAATTAATTAGGAGTCCTTAAATGGCTTATCCATCTGTCGATGCGGCTTACGGTTACAAACCCGTAAACCTAATTGGCGGTCAAGTGTTTGCTGGATCAACTCGGAATCTTCCTGTCCAGTACAACTACGGAACCGCTTTGTACTATGGTGATTTAGTCACCCTGTCGGCTGGTTATGTTGTAATTGCAACTTACCCTGTTAGCACTACCAATACTACTGTTGGTGTGTTCTTGGGCTGCTATTACACCAATCCAACGACCAAGCAACGTCAATACTCACAGTATTATCCCGGTAGCGTGACTGCTGGCGATATCACTGCAATCGTTGGCGATGATCCTGACCAAGTAATCCGTTGTGCGGTTACTACTGGCGCTTCTGCTACTACCATTGGATCGGCTTCGTCGATTCTGGTTGGCGTGAACATGGCTGGTAATACCCTGACTGGTTCTGCTTCCACTGGTAACGGTGCAGGCGCTGTTGTTGCGGCTTCGGCTACGACTTCTGGCGGTGGCTTCCGTGTCCTCAATCTGGTTCCTGATACCCAAATCAGCACTTCCTGCACTTATGTGTCTGGCGGCGCTGCTTCGGCAACTTCGGTTGTTGTATCTGGCCTGACTGTTGGACAGTATCTGCCTGTTGGTACTGATGTGTTTAACTTGGTAAGCGGTCAACTGCAATTTACTGGCTCTACGCTAAGTTCTGCATCGACTGTAACTACCACCGGTAGCACGACTCTGACCATTACTTCGGTTACTACCGCAGTTGCTGGCACCGTTGTGTTGGTTCAAAGCCCTGAAGTGTTGGTTAAATTCAACTTCGGTGCCCATCGCTACTACGTAGCATAAGGAGTAACTTAAAATGGCTATTTCACGCGCACAGCTACTTAAAGAGTTGCTCCCCGGACTGAATGCATTGTTTGGTTTGGAGTATGCAACGTATCAAGAAGAGCACAAAGAACTCTATGAAACTGAGACTTCTGAGCGTTCCTTCGAAGAAGAGACCAAGCTATCTGGCTTCTCTGCTGCACCTGTTAAAAACGAGGGTTCTGCCATCGCTTATGACAATGCACAAGAAGCATGGACTGCACGCTACAACCACGAAACCATTGCTTTGGGCTTCTCCCTAACGGAAGAGGCAATCGAAGACAATCTGTATGACAGCTTGTCCGCTCGTTACACCAAATCGCTGGCCCGTGGTATGGCGTACACCAAACAGGTTAAGGCTGCATCCGTTATCAACAATGGCTTCTCCTCGGCTTATCCCGGCGGCGATGGCGTTGCTCTGTTTAGCGCTTCGCATCCCTTGATCTCTGGTGGCACTAACAGCAATCGCCCAGCTACCGCCGCTGACCTGAACGAGACTTCTTTGGAAGCCGCCGTTATTCAGATCGCAGCTTGGACTGATGAGCGTGGTCTGTTGATCGCTGCTAAGCCCAAGAAGCTTATCGTACCTCCTGCTCTGCAATTCGTTGCTACCCGTCTGTTGGAAACCAGCCTGCGTGTTGGTACTACCGATAACGATATTAACGCTATCAAGAACAATGGTTCGATTCCTGAAGGCTACACCATCAATCACTACCTGACCGATAACAACGGTTGGTATTTGACTACTGATGTACCTAACGGTATGAAGCACTTCGTTCGTACTCCGCTGGCTAACAGCATGGACGGCGACTTTGATACTGGCAACGTCCGTTACAAGTCTCGTGAGCGTTACAGCTTCGGCTGGTCTGACCCTCTGGGAATGTTCGGTTCGCCCGGCTCGTCCTAATCGGACATGGAAAAGGGGCGCCTTGTGCCCCTTTTCTTTTTAGTGTATATTGCAGCTAATCCGGGCTTTCCGGTGCATCAAACAGTCCCGGCTGACGACATACCGATTGATGTACCTAACTTGTATGTAAGGATTTATCATGGGATTCGCAACTCACCTTGGCCCTTGGCTCTTGGGCACGGTTAAAAACACCACCGGCACGACTGCTGGAACCATCCGCAATATGGGCGCAACCGTTGTTACTCAAACAGCGCCTACAACCGTTAGCGATACCACTGCTACTACGTTGTTTGTCTTGCCCGCTGGCGCAATCATTAACAACTTTATTGTGAACATTACCACCGCTTATGCAGGCACTACTGGTAACACAATTACTGTAAAGATTGGTTCTACGACTTTGGGTACTGTTGGTGGCGCTACTACTACGCCTTTGTCTGTAGGCCGCGCAACATTTACCATTACTGATGCAAGCATTGCTACTTACGAAAACGTAGGTTCTACTGATGCAATCGTTACGGTAACGTATGCTTGCGCTGGTACTGCCAGCGGCGGTGCTGCTAGTGTTACTTGTGTGTACACAGTTCGCGGCTCTGACGGCGTTGCTAACCCAACTTCTGTTTAATTAATCTCAGGGGCTTTGGCCCCTGCTTTATAGGAGATTGATTATGATGCAAACAGACGTTAAAAGTGCACATGCAAGTGCTGCTGGAACTTTGTTTAATGGACCAACACGCTTGAAGGGGTTGATTATTTGCCCAGCGGCAAGTACTGCGGCTACTGTACAGTTTAAAGATGGCGGTTCATCTGGTGCTGTTTTGCTAGAAATTGACATTGCGAGCAACTCAAACCCTAACACCTATACCTTTGATGTTCCCGGTGAAGGTATTAGGTTTAGCAGCACACTGTACCTAGCACTAAGCGCATCAGTCACAGGCGTTACGGTGTTCTATGGCTAAGAAGAACCCCTCCCTTGCAGTAGGTCGTGGCGAGAAGCTACCTGTCTCTAAAGGGGCGGGTTTGACTGCCAAAGGCCGTGCCAAGTACAACGCAGCAACAGGGTCTAATCTGAAGGCTCCACAACCCGAAGGTGGCCCTCGTAAGAAGTCATTCTGTGCCCGCATGTCTGGCATGCCCGGCCCAATGAAAGACGAAAAAGGCAAGCCTACCCGTAAGGCGGCTTCACTAGCAAGATGGAAATGCTGAGGACAATATGAACAACACACATGACGCAAAAACAATGGCTGATGGCGCTGCCGTAGTAATGGGCCTTGGCGGTTTTTTAGGATGGATGACCCCTGTGGTAACACTTATTGGCGGTGTTTTAACTATTGTCTGGATGTGCATTCGCATTTGGGAAACTGAAACCATACAGAAGTTGGTGAAAACCGATGCCGTCGACCAGTAAGAAGCAACACAATTTCATGGAAGCGATAGCGCATTCGCCGTCGTTTGCTAAGAAAGTAGGCGTCCCGCAGTCCGTGGGGCAAGATTTCAGTAAGGCCGATAAAGGCAAAACTTTTAAAAGAGGTGGTGAGATGGCTACAAAGATGGACCCCAAGATGATGGCTATGATGGCAGCTAAAAAACGTGGCATGGGCAGCGCTCCTCCTCCCCCTCCCCCTCCTATGGGTGGCGGTATGGGCGGTATGGGTGGTGGCATGGGCATGAAAAAAGGCGGCATGGCTAAGAAGATGGCTTCTGGTGGATCGGCTTCTTCTCGTGCTGACGGTGTTGCTTCCAAAGGCAAAACTAAAGGTACGTTTGTAGCTATGAAAAAGGGCGGCAAAGCCTGCTAAGGAGTAGATAATGTCACGTCCTAGTCAACAAGAAATTGACGATATACGCAATGCCCCTAAAACGGATAAAGCGTATGAAGCTGCTAATAAAACAGAGGCTGCTCCGAAATCCGCAGGCGCTGGACGTGGCTTTGTAAATCCTCCTGTGAAGTCTATGGCTAAGGGCGGATCAGCTTCTTCTCGCGCAGATGGTATTGCTCAACGTGGTAAGACCCGTGGCACTATGATTATGTGTGGCGGCGGGATGGCTAGGAAATGAAAGCCTCTCGGGGTATGGGTGATATCGCCCCATCCAAAATGCCCGGTGCTAAGAAGAAAGCACGCAAAGATAATACTGACTTCACTCAGTATGCTGAAGGCGGTAAAGTAAATGCTGCGGGTAATTACACAAAACCCAGTCTTCGTAAGAAGATTGTGTCCCAAGTAAAAGCTGCGGCTACCCAAGGTACTGGCGCAGGCCAATGGTCTGCACGTAAAGCACAGCTTGTAGCCAAGAAGTACAAGGCTTCTGGTGGGGGTTATCGTGATTGAACACACCAAAGATTGTTTGCTTGAAGAGACGGGGCAATGCACTTGTGACGCAATGACCGACGAAGAAATAAATGCTGAGTTACTTGAAAAAGAAGATGCAAAGGAATGAAAGCGCCGCAGCAATCCCTTAAAGATTGGGGTGACCAGAAATGGCGCACCAAGTCGGGAAAGCCATCGTCAAAAACAGGTGAGCGGTACTTACCTGAAGCTGCTATAAAATCCCTATCATCGGCTGAGTACGCAGCTACCACTAAAGCTAAACGTGCGGGCAAGGCAGCGGGTAAACAGTTTGTGGCACAACCCAAAACCATAGCAAAGAAAACAGCAGGGTTTAGATAATGGCCTACACCACCGGCACTACCGCGTTTAATTTAGACCTCAATGACATTATTGAGGAAGCATATGAGCGGGCCGGTATTGAGGTACGTACGGGCTATGAGTTTCGTACGGCACGTAGATCATTGAACCTTCTTACGATTGAGTGGGCTAATCGCGGTATCAACTTGTGGACTATCCAAGAGGGCGCGATCTCTATGGTTACGGGGCAGGCGGTATACCCCCTTCCTGCTGATACGATTGACCTACTAGATCATGTCATTCGGCAAAACAATGGCTCTGCTAGCAATCAGTCGGATATCAACATCTCTCGTATCTCTGAGTCTACGTACTCCACGATTCCCAATAAGTTAATAAATGGACGGCCTATCCAAGTATGGGTTAATAGACAAACAGCCCAATCTAACGCTACTTCCATAACTTTAAGCACTACCCTAACAAGCACTGACACAACCGTCGTGCTAAGCAGTACATCAGGGTTAACCACTACTGGATTCATTAAGATTGACTCAGAGACTATTGGGTACACCAACGTAAGCGGTAACAGCCTAATTAACTGTACCCGTGGGCAGAACGGCACTACGGCAGCTACACACACGGCTGGGGCAGCTATCTATGTCCAGAACCTACCTTGCATTAACGTATGGCCTACTCCTGATGCCGGGGGTAACTACACGTTTGTTTATTGGCGTTTGCGCCGCCTTCAAGATGCTGGGAACGGTGTAAATATCGAAGATATCCCGTTTCGTCTTATTCCCTGCTTGGTGGCAGGCTTGGCGTTTTATGTAGCCGCTAAAAGAATTGATGCTGTTCCTGAGCGTATCTCGTTCCTAAAAGATGAGTATGAGCAGCAATGGTTGTTAGCGTCACAAGAAGATAGGGAAAAAGCGCCAGATAGGTTTGTACCTAGGCAGTTGTTTTATTGAGGTGAAGCATGTCTAGTAAGTACGCTTCAGGTAAGAATTCAATTGCCGAATGTGATCGGTGTGGACAACGCTATAAACTTAGTGAACTCAGAAAAGAGATTATTAAGACAAAACTATTTAACATTAAAGTTTGCCCCACCTGTTGGGACCCAGACCAACCTCAGCTATCATTAGGTTTATATCCAGTAGATGATCCGCAGGCTGTACGGGAACCTCGTCCTGATGTATCCTACACTACATCTGGTACGAATATTGATGGATACCCTTCTATGGGGTCTAGGGATATTCAGTGGGGGTGGAACCCAGTTGGTGGGTCTAGGAATTTTGATGCGTCGTTAACACCAAATTATTTGGCGTTAAGCGTACAAATTGGTACAGTAACAGTAACAGTTTCATAGGAGTCCATGATGGCTAAAGAAGACATGAAAAGTGATATGGCGCAAGACAAGGCCATGATTAAAAAAGCGTTCAAACAGCATGATGCTCAAGAACATAAAGGCGGTAAAGGTACTGCTTTGAAGCTTAAAAAAGGTGGCCCCACTACGGATGACCGTATGCGGCTTGGTCGTAATATGTCCCGAGCTAAGAACCAAGGGAGCAAGTAATGGCCTATAGCATGAAAAAAGGCGGCAAGGAAGTTGGGCCTGCTGCTACTTATGCACAACCCCATACGATGGATGGTAAGGCTATGGCTAAAGCTCCACAAGAATTTGGTACAAACCCCGGCTTTCCTCCTAACCGAAGCAAGCTAGATACGCTTGATATTAGCGTTGGGAACCTAAGTAAGTCTGCTGGTAACGAACCAATCAAGACAACTGGTATCAAAACCCGTGGTAATGGCTGCGCTACCAAAGGTGTAACGGCAAGAGGTCCGATGGCATGAACTATGCTGAACTCAGCACCGCCTTACAGGCGTACACACAAAACACGGATTCTAGCTTCGTGGCGGAGATTCCTGTTTTTGTTAAACAGGCTGAGCAGCGTATATACAACTCAATGCAATTCCCATCCATTCGTAAGAATGTGACGGGTTCTACCTCCGCTAACAATAAGTATGTGGGTTGCCCTGCTGACTTTTTAGCCCCGTATTCGATGGCAGTAATTGACGCTACGGGTGCATACGAGTACTTGTTGAACAAGGATGTCAACTTTATTCGTCAGGCATACCCAACACCTACTGATACTGCCATCCCTAAGTACTACGCTTTGTTTGGCCCTCAAAGCAATGATGTGAACGAACTTTCGTTTATTTTGGGGCCAACCCCTGATGCGGTCTACTCTTTAGAACTGCACTACTATTACTACCCTCAGTCTATTGTCACAGCAAGTACTACTTGGCTTGGCGATAACTTTGACACTGTGTTGCTGTATGGCTCTTTAGTAGAAGCATATACATACATGAAGGGTGAGCAAGATATGATGGCGTTGTACGATGGTAAGTACAAAGAAGCACTTACCCTAGCTAAGCGTTTGGCAGATGGTATGGAGCGTCAAGATGCTTATCGTAGTGGTCAATACAGGCAGGCGGTTACATGAGCATTCTTCAAACAGCAACGACGAGCTTTAAAGTTCAACTGCTACAAGCAGTACACAACTTTGGCCCAACAACACCCAATACTTTTAAAGTAGCTCTGTACACAGCCGCTGCAAACATCAACGCTACGACCACTGCGTACACTACAAGCGGTGAGTTGGTTGGTACGGGGTACACGGCGGGCGGAAACACGTTGGTGATTTCATTGTCACCAACTGCAACTAACAATAGCAGCGGCATACCTACGGCGTACATTTCTTTCAACAACACAAGCTGGACAAATGCTACGTTTACATGCCGTGGGGCTTTGATCTATAACTCGACTGTTTCTGGTAACCCGTCTGTCGCTGTGCTGGACTTTGGTTCAGACAAGACTGTAAACAATGACACGTTCCAGATCATCTTCCCAACTCCCGATGCCAACAGCGCCATTGTGCGTATTTATTAAGGATTCATCATGGAATACAGTTCAGCAAAAGACCAAGTTTCCGCTGGTCTCATTACAAACCCAGTAGCTGGCGATATGGTTGGTGCTGGTGGTGTATACACAGTTGAGTGCGTAGGCCCGGACGGTCAAGTTAAATGGACAGACTCCGCCCACAACCTAGTGGTCAATCAGGGTCTTGCTAACATGAACGGCGCGTACCTTGCTGGTAGTGCGCAGACTACTACGTGGTACATTGGTTTGGTCACTGGCCCCGGCTCCGGTACAACCTTTGCCGCTGGTGATACGTTGGCATCCCATGCTGGTTGGACTGAGAACACAGCATACACAGGTAACCGTAAAACAGTGACGTTTGGTTCGGCTACTACGGCGAATCCATCGGTTATCAGTAACTCGGCTTCTCCTTCGTCTTTTGCAATGACTGGGACGGCTACGATTGCTGGCGCTTTCTTGTGCAGCGTTGCTACTGGCACTTCTGGTGTTCTATTCTCTGGAAGCGACTTTACTGGTGGCGATAAGTCTGTTGCTTCTGGCGATACGCTAAACGTAACCTACACGTTTTCCTTGACCGCGACCTAATAGGGTATGTTCGGGGATGTAACCTTTGCACAAGCGCCATTTGCCTCCGCTGGGGGTAATGCGTTTGCGGTTGCTATTTCCGAATCAAGCTCAGGCATTGAAGCTGCTGATGCTATTTTTACTGCGGGGGGATTGATTGCCGAGACAGCTTCTGCGCTGGAGTCCCAGTCTGTCCTTACTACTTTTGTAGCAGCAAACGTCGAATCTGTATCTGGGGCGGACGTAATAGACACCCTCAACAATATCTTCAATGTCACCGTAGTTGATGCGGTAAGTGGGTTGGATGATATTTCTGCGGTGGGCACATATCCCGGCAGCATTACTGAAGCAGCATCTATTACTGATTCTGTGTTTTCGCTCGGTACATATCCCGGCGACATAACGGAAACCGCAAGCGCCCTTGAAACGGTTGTTGGCAACTTCATAGCTTCTTTGAACATCTCAGAGGCTGTATCTGGGATTGACGCTGTAGCAGCCCAAGTTGCATTTGTTGCATCTGTTGCTGAAGGTGTTTCAGCTATTGCAGTTAGTACCGCCCAAGCTGATTTTGTTGCAGCTATTGCAGAAGCAATCAGTGGGATTGACGCTAATACGGTTGCAGCTACGTTTGTAGCCTCAATTTCTGAAGCCTTGTCTGGGGTAGATACCGTTGCTGGTGGTCTGCTAATCCCAGTATCTATTTCCGAGAGTGCTTCGGCTGTAGACTCCGTAGCTACGCAGGTCATTTTTGCGGGTTCTATTGCAGAGTTTGTTTCCGGCATAGACGCAAATGTTGCCCTGTTGACGGTAAATGCGTATCCAGCGGGCATCCAGCTAATTGTTTCTATCGGGGATGTCCTTGTCTGGGCGGTAATAGATGACAGTCAGAGCGCAAACTGGCAAAATATCAGTAACGTGCAAACCGCAGGATGGCAGGATATAAGCAATGCGCAGACCCCCGGCTGGCAAGTTATTGGCAATGTCCAGACTCCCGGATGGCAAAATATTGATGATGAGCAAGCACCCGGTTGGATTAACCTACCGTCGTAAGGATTCAAAATGGCTTTAGTACTCAAAGACAGAGTTAAACAAACCGCTGCGGCACCGGGTACAGGCACGATTACTCTGAGCGGCTCTGTCACAGGGTTCCAGTCTTTTTCCGCAGTAGGCAACGGTAACTCTACCTACTTTGCTATTTATGACCCCATATCTGGCGATTGGGAAGTCAACTACGGTACTTACACATCCTCCGGTACAACGCTGACTCGTAACGCTACCCCGCTCTCTTCATCCAATTCCGGGTCGTTAGTTAACTTCACCAACGCGGTAGATGTCTTTGTTACGTACCCATCCGAGAATGCAGTCTGGCGGGACACTTCTGGCGTTGTAGTCCAGCAAAGTTTTGGTGCAATTACAGCCACTTCTGCTGCTCTGACTTCGGGAACAATTACCGCTGCGCCAACCAACGCCACCGATATCGTTAATAAAGAATACGCAGACTCCATTTCTTCTGGGCTTAATTACCACCAGCCTGCTAACTACGCTTCTACCGCCGCGCTACCTACATACACGTATAACAATGGCGCTTCTGGTATTGGGGCGACCATTACGGCTGTAGCCAATGGCGCTTTATCTTTAGGCGGCGGTTCTCCTACGGCTACCCAGCGGGTCTTAGTCAAAGACGAAATTGGTGGTAACGCTGCGTATAACGGCATTTACGTTGTTACACAAGCAGGCACAAGTCTTTTGCCGTTTATCTTGACCCGTGCAACAGACTACGACACCTCTGGAGCAGGCACTAATGAGATTGACCAAGGCGACTACGTTTTAGTTATTTCTGGAACCTTGGCTTCTACGGCATGGGTTCAGCAAACACCACTACCAATTACGGTTGGAACAACAGCATTGACGTTTTTGCAGTTCAATGCGCCGATCACATACTACGCAGGCACAGGACTAACCCTTTCCCCAGCTACCACGTTTAACATTGCGACAACAGGTGTAACTGCTGCTACCTACGGCTCCGCCTCATCCGTACCGGTCATTACGGTAAATTCTCAGGGGCAGGCTACGGTTATTACCAATACGGCTATTGCGATCAATGGCTCTGCGGTATCTGGCAATATATCGGGTTCTGCGGGCTCTGTAGCCAATGCGCTTACCGCTGGCACGTACCTGACTAGTGGCGGTACTTATAACGGCTCTGCTGCCCGTACATTTGCAGTGGATGCGACGGATGCAAACACAGCATCTAAAGTTGTAGCTCGTGATGCCTCGGGCAACTTCTCTGCGGGCACGATAACCGCTACATTGAGCGGAGCAGCTACAAGTGCGACTACGGCTACAAACATAGCTGGCGGCGCAGCCAATCAGATTCCCTACCAGACAGGCGCGGCTACCACATCGTTTGTCACAGCCCCAACAGTCGCAGGCACATATCTTAACTGGAGTGGATCGGCACTTGCATGGTCTGCTATTTCTCTACCTAACAACGCTACCTTCAATAACGGTGGCACAGGGGACGCATCAGGCACTACGTTTAACGGTTCTGCTGCCCGCACTATTTCATACAACACGGTTGGCGCATCGCCACTGGCGGGCTCGTCTAGCCTAACTACAACCGGCACGGTAACCTCGGGTACATGGTCTGCATCGTTTGGTGCGGTAAGCGGAGCCAACTTAACCAGCCTGACTGCGGGTAACTTGTCGGGGACGATCCCATCAGCAGTTCTGGGTAACTCCACAGCTTATGTTGGAACTACCGCCGTCGCGCTGAACAGGGCTTCTGGTAACTTAGCGTTAACGGGTATTCTGAGTGAAACCTATGTTGGGGCTACTTCTGGCACGACCCAAGTTATCCCTAATGCAGTTGCAGGCACGGGCACGGTTCTGACGCTCCCTAACACCACGGGAACCTTGGCGCTGACTTCTGACCTCCCAACGGTCAATAACGCCACACTGACGATGAATACGTCAGGTACGGGCCTGTCTGGCTCCCAGACTTTCACAGCTAACCAAGCCACTGGCGCAACATTTACAGTAGCTTCCAATGCGACTAGCGCAAACACAATCTCAACCATTGTGGCGCGGGATGCCTCTGGCAACTTCTCTGCTGGGACGATAACGGCAACTTTGACTGGGCAGGCAAGCTCTGTCGCTAACTCCTTGACTGCCGGTACATATTTATCTGGCACTGCTTACAACGGCTCAGCAGCACAGACATGGACAGTAGATGCAACATCCGCCAATACGGCTTCAAAAGTAGTAGCCCGTGACGCCTCGGGTAACTTCAGCGCGGGGACGATTACAGCTACGCTTAGCGGTAATGCAACATCCGCTACTACTGCCACAACAGCTACAACAGCTACTTCATCCCCAAAAGTATCGACCCCAGATTTGCGGTCAACTGCATTAACACCAAGTTATTTTGGCCAAGGGTTGAATACTGCGTTCATGGCAAACTCCACAGATGGGTTAAGTGATGGTGGTACGTACCACGGTATTATTCAATTTCAACAGTGGACTGATGCTTCTGGCGGTGGCTCAGCAGAAATTGCAATTACAGACAACAATAATGTGTGGCATCGCGGTAGTAGTGGCGGGGTAAGATCATGGGCCTC